GGGGGCTGATAGTAGACCACGTTACCGATGAGGTTAAGGCTAGACCCTGGCCTAAGTTCTTCAACTATGAGGAACCGGGAGCGGACACCATAAAGGAATGGGAGAAAGTAGCCGTGCAGGACAAACTAGACGGCTCACTAGGCATTATCTACACCGCACCCGATGGCCTGCCCGCCGTGGCTACGAGGGGCAGTTTTACTAGCGATCAAGCGTTATGGGCCACGGATTTTTTGCGTAGCAAGGCACCCGAGTGGCGACCTAACCCGCTTATGACGTACCTGGTGGAGATTGTTTATCCCGATAACCGTATCGTAGTAGATTACGGGGATCGGGAGGATTTGGTGCTATTAGACGCCTACCACACAAACCACCTTGAGCAGTCACCAGACCCGTTAGGCAGGGTTAATGCGTACCATTATTGGCCTTTTGGTCAGGCTGATTTATTGGGCTTTATGACCTTTAATGAGTTTATGGCTAACCTGCCTAATTTCCATCGCGAGAACGCCGAGGGAGTTGTCGTTAGCACACGCGACGGTAGGCGGTTGAAGTTTAAACAAGACGATTATGTCGAAAAGCACCGCATGGTAACCAACCTGAACCCGATCACCGTGTGGAGGCACATGCAGGATAACGATTACCGTTACGAACGCCTGTTGCAAGACCTGCCGGAAGAGTTTCAGGGCTACGTCCAACAACAAGGGGATGCCTTGATACAAACGGCGCACACCATGATAGAAGGTGCTAGGATGGACCTTAAAGGCATACTCAAAAATAGCCAAGATAGGCAAGATCGCAAATATCTAGCATCAAAGATCAAAGATACTCGCGACCCAGCGCTGGTGTTCGCGCTGCTTGACAACAAAGACCCAATGGCCGTAGTCTGGAAACGGCTAAGACCGAGACTCTAAGGAGGGTAGAAATGCTTATTATCATGCGGGGGTACCCTGGCAGCGGCAAGACCACCTGTGCTCGTGCCTACGTGGCCGAGAACAAGCGTGCGATCCGGCTGAACAGGGATGACTTCCGCAGCATGATGTATGGCCTGGACGGGGTACTTGCGCACGAGCAAGAACAGGCCGTGACTGTGGCACAGCACGCCGCTATTAAGGCGAGCCTTGAAGCAGGCAAGACTGTGCTGGTGGACGACACCAACCTGAAGTTGAGGCACGCCCGAGCACTGGCTGATCTAGCCGTGAACGCGGGCACTGACTTCATTGTGATGGACTTCGATGATGTGCCCGTGGAAGAGTGCATCCGCCGCGATGCGCTACGGGAGCGCCCCGTTGGCGAGGAAGTGATTCGGAGCATGGCCCGACGTTTCCCGTACAAGCAGTGGAAGGCAGTGGAGCCTACTCAAGGCCCCAAACTGGAACTTGAGCCGTATGTCCCCAAGTGGAACACCCCGAGGGCTATCCTGGTAGACGTTGACGGTACCCTTGCACACAATGAGGGGCATCGTGACTACTACGACTACAGTGAGGCTTTGCTACGAGACACAGTGCATGAGGAAATCGCTAACTTGGTGTACCGGGAACACAACGCTGGCCTGAAGGTCATTGTTATGTCTGGTAGGGCAGGGCGTAGGTACACCCAGGAATGGTTGGAACACCACGGTATTCCTTTCGACCTGTTGCTAACTCGTTCTGAAAAAGATTTTCGTTCCGATGCCGTTATAAAAAGTGAGTTGTTTAACGCCCATGTTCGGGACAACTACTGTATCGAGTACGTACTGGACGACCGTAGGCAGGTGGTGCAGATGTGGCGCAGCATGGGATTGAGGGTGCTGCAAGTGGCTGACGGCAACTTCTAATGGAAGTGGTGCTGGTCATACTGTTGGCTATCGGAGTGCTAGCCAAACTACTGGGAGGAAAAACTGAATGAAGTTTGAGACTGGGCGTGACCTTGCCCTTGCTATTCTTAAAAGTCCCACCGCTAGGGATTTGCAGAAAAAAATTGGCGCGTCCCAATTCTCAAGCCTTTGCGCCCGCTGTGTAGCGCTTGACTTGGTGGCACCTGAGCCAGACGAAGAGTTTGAAGCAGGCCGGTACTGGTTGGGTGCCACCATTGGCACTGGGGTACACGCAGTGATCGAAGACATGATCCCCGAGGTACTGAGCGACCCTATCATTGAGCGCAAGGTGTTTATCGGGCACCTGGAAGGCTACGGAGATATCCACTCAAAGCCTGACCTGTACTATGGTGAGGACAAGCGCGTAGTGGACTGGAAGACCACCGATAGAGCAAAGATGAAGTATATTAAGTTGGTGGACGAGTCCGAGCCGGATGACACCGAGTTGACCGTCATTAAGGAAATGCGGTTTAAGGTACGAGGCTACTACGGGCAGATTCAGACTTACGCCAAGGCCATGAAGGATGCAGGGCACGACGTAGAGCGGGTCAGCATCGTGTTCATTAACCGAGACGGCAAGACCGATAAGGATATCTACAGCCTTGACTATGACTACGATGAAGACTATGCTATCCGTCTGTGGGCCAGGCTAGAGCGTATTTGGGCGCACGTACGAGACGGCGGTGACGTGCTGGACATACCAGCACACGACCACTGCTACTGCCAACGATAGGAAGAACAATGGACAGGCTAGTACTGAGAACTAGAGGTAGTAACCGCGAGGAAGCACTGAAGCAGGCCCGAACAGGGGCGGCTAAGTACTATGGCGTGGCTGAGGACGATCCCCGCTTGGAACTGACGGTCAACCACGCTGTGCCCGTTGCAGAGGGCCACCACGACTTCTACTTGTTTGAGGTAGAAAGTTCTTGGGAGTTATGGGTTGACACCACAGCAACGGGGATGCTAAGGTCATAGCAACAGACAGGAACAGAGAAGAGGGAGGAACATCATGCAAGACAAGAAGCGTGAGCGCATCATCCGGGATATCTACACCTTGCGTGCTCAGATCAAGGAACTGGAAGAGCAAGAGCAGACCTTACGCGATGAACTGGGTGATTTGGAGTACGGACAGGAGTCCGTGGGACCGTTCGTTGTCAAGGTCAGCCCCAACAGGCGTTTCGACGCCGCGCGGGCTAAGAAGGTGTTGACCAAGGAAGAGTACGAGACTATCCTCGTACAGCGCCCGGACAGCAAGATTGCTAAGGCGCGTTTTCCTGAGAAGTTTGAGCAGATGCAGCGGGAGCACGCGCCCCGGCTGTCCATTACTATCCCAGAGGATGACTGAGCATGGAAGAGCAGTTTGCAGTCACCGGAACACACCCCGAGTATGGGGAGTTCCGCGTGGCGTTCAACGCTGATACGATTGACGCAGCCCTGGAAAGTGTGGTATACATTTTCCAACACGCTGCTAGCATCATTAGCGGTGTAGTAAATGAATGGGAGGGAGACGAACTTGACTGATGAGTTTGAATTCACTCTGGATCACTTGCCTCTGAAGAAGCCAAGTCAGGTGGCAAGCCCGGAGTTGGTGGTGCTGTACGGGCCACCCGGCGGAGGCAAGACGTACCTGGCCGCTAGTGCTAGCGAGGTTGAGGGTCTTGCCCCTGTGTTGATTATTGACACTGAGGGCAGTGCCAGCGGTACTGTGTCTAACTTCGCGGATGACAACATTGACATTCTGGAAGTGGACTCGTTCGACCGGCTTGAGTATATTCTCGGTAACCTGCTGGACAAGACCCACAAGTACAAGACGGTCATTATTGACACGTTTGACGTGGCACAGAAATGGGCAGTAGAGACATTCCAGGAAGAGAACCCTGGTAATGGCTTTAAAGCATGGGGAGACGTAGCGGACTGGACCGTGCAGGTCGCACGCGACTTGAAGCGCGCGGACTTCCTGAGCATCATGGTCTTCCACGAGAAGGAAGACATTCTGGAAACGGGTAAGCGTCTGTCTAAGTTGGCCCTACAAGGTTCAGCCAAGGACATTCTGCCCGGCGTGCCCGATGTGCTAGGATTGGTGACGAGGAAGGCGGATAAGGAAGGCAACGAGACGACTACGCTCACGTTCGCCCCGGACCCGTCACGGGCTACTAAGAACAGATTCAACTTGCCCGCCAGGGTGGAGGATGCTACAATGCAGACATTGTTTGACCTGATCGACAAGAAGAAGGAGGAAGATTGAGCATGGCTAGGGTAGTAAACGTAAGCGGCGATGACCGCAAGGCGGCAGCAGCGGCTAATGAGGGGTTTGCGCCCCTCCCGGCTGGCTGGTACAACGCCACGATCTTTAGCGTGGAAGAGCGCGAATTTAGGTCCGAGAATTACAAGGGCGAGTCCTACTACAACGTGCAGTTCCGTATCTCCGAGGGGGACTACGCCAAGCGGGCGGTGTTCGCCATGGTGCCGCTGCGGGTGCGTTGGAACCCCACGGAGAAGTCTCCTGACGGTTTCCCCACGCAGTTCATTCCGTTCTTTGAGGCGCTTGAGTACGAGGTGGACGGCGAGTTTGAGGTGCCGGACCCGGATGAACTTGCCGGACAAGACGTGACCATTCGCCTGCGTGTGGTAGAGGACACCTACGCGCAGGAGCAGAAGGGTCAGAAGGATGCCAAGACCAACGAGGTCAGCGGCTACCGTACCTATGACCCGGACGACGACCCTTCGCCGTCGCGTGAGGAAGCACGCCCTGCACGCGGCAGCAGTGGAGGCGGCGCTAGGGGCAAGCGCCGTAAGCCCGCCGCAACTGACGGCTGGGACGTGTAGTCGACACTACGGTGGCGCACATGATATAATTGTGCGAGCATAGAGGGTGCTAGACAACGTACAGTCTGGTGAAAGTCAGACCACCCGCTATCACAACTGGACAATGGGCATTGACTGGTAGTTCAACTGGCAGAACGGGCGGCTGTTAACCGCTATGTTGGAGGTTCGAGTCCTCCCCGGTCAGCAACAACACGGCGACGGCTGTGTTGGGGAGTGGCTGAAAAACTGCGTAGCGCAAGCATGACGCAGTAAGGCACAGGCGGGGGCTAGCGCCCTAAGGTAGCAACTTAACGTCTGGTCGGCTATAGCGGTACCAATAGGAACGCTTGCTAAGGCCGTGGTGGTAAAAGGCAATCCACTCTCCCACCCCTAGGGATCGGAATAGTTTCGACAGTGGAGCAGGGCCGCTTGCGGCAGTCCACTGGACCTGGGTGCAATCCCCAGCGATTCCACGCATGGTGTTCCCTCATGCAGCATGTCTCTTCTCCCTTCTGTTGATAGCAAAGCCCCTGTCGGGTACTCCAACCCGGCAGGGGTTTTTGCTTGCCCAAACAGGGCAGAGCCAACTTGACTTGTCCCCCGTGTTCGATTAGGATGCGAAGCATGGAAAACAAACGATGCACATGGTGCGATAGAGAAATGCGTCCACACCGCCACCTACTGAAGGACTACCCCGGAACGCAGTCCTATGGTGGTAATGGCTTATGCACGAGCCACTACGAGCGGGCAGTCAGGTTAGGAAGCGGTACAATAGAAGACTTAGAGCGGGAGTGCGACGGTGTTGTTGATCTTTACTGGCGCAACCGTATTCCAGTATTAGGAGAAATTGATTGACGCAGAGGAAATTCTTTGAGGCCGTATTAGGCCCAAATAGGGCTGGTCATGTTCAATTTATGACAGACCAATTCCAGGTAGAGAAGTGGTTCTCCTGGGAAGACCCGTACCATGCCTTCCGTGAACGTGGATATCTGGACTTGCGTTCTGAAGAGGACGTGTGGTTTTCGATCAACCTGTACGCCGAGCGGACACGGGTTGCTGAGAACGCGCTGCCTGGCTACGCGGTGTACATGGACGCCGATACTTGCCACCCGGACAACTTCAGGGTCGCCCCGTCCTACGTCGTGGAGTCCTCAGAAGGCCGTTGGCAGGTCTATTGGGTGCTGGACAAGGCTTACAGCCCGGAGGACATTCAACGAGCCGCTAGGCGCATTGCAGTGGCCCACAAGCACCAAGGCTGCGATCAGTCAGGGTGGATTCCTACCAAGATGCTGCGGGCACCTGGCACCACCAACACTAAGTACACGATCCCCTACCGTGTGAGCATCACACAGGACAGTGGTCAGGTGTACAAGTTGGCTGAGATTGAGGAAGCCTATAAAGATATCTCGGTGGAGAAGGCCAACAAACTGGTGGCGGGCACGGGCGGGCAGGACAACACGATCCCTGCCGTGCTACCCCGGCTGAGCGACACGCTCACTAAACTGCCGCACACCATTTGGCACCTGTATGAAGAGGAAGTCCCTGAGGGAGGTTCCTGGTCCTCTCGCATGTGGGCATTGCTCATGGGCATGTTCCAAGAGGGGTTCACCTTAGAGGAAGCCTATGTTGTGGCCTGGGCCGCGCGGTGTAATAAGTACCATCCGCGTGCTGCGGGTAAGTTGACACAGCAGGGGAACATCATCCCCGAGCGTCACAACCCAGAGCAGGTCATGTGGCGTGAGGTTGTAAAAGCCCACAGCCAGCAGGGCACAGCGGAGTCGCTAAAGAGGCAGGAGGAAGGCCAGGAGCGCCCCACAGAGCCGCGTAGGAAGCCTGTGGAGCAGGTCAAGGCGGACTTCCTGAGCGACGAAGAGCGGGTGTTCCTGATGCACAACCCCACCTTCGTAGAAGAGTACGTAGCATGGGTCGCCACACGCACTGACTCCGATGAGCGGTTCCAGCGGACACTGGCCTGGCAGTTACTCTCCTGTGCCTACGGTGATAAGGGCTACTTCGATGCAGGTTTCGGGCCGATGAACCTGAACTTGTGGGTGCTCATTATGGGTGGCACAACGTGGTCGCGTAAGTCCACTGCCCGGAGCCTGATGTTGCGGGTACTGCACGCGATGGAGAAGGAATCCCTTGAGTACACCGTGGATATCGGTTCCGACTTCACCCCCGAGGGGCTGAATAAGGAACTGGCAGAGCGTGACGGCTGGGTGTCGCTCATTCACCGAGACGAAATCCACGGATTCTTCCGTGAGATTTTCACTAAGAACTACATGAGCGGTGCTATTGAACGGTTGACCGAACTGTATGACGGTAAGGTGCAGGTCAGCATCCGTGCCAATAAGGATGCGGGCAATAAGCGCCGCGCTAACACGGTGTTCAATATGATGGGCCTGGGCATCTTTAAACATCTCAGTGAGGTGCTGACCGTATCCAACTTTGAGTCAGGGTTCCTTACCCGATTCGTGTGGTGCGTGGTGGAAGAGCCGCCCATCACCGAGGACAAGGTTGAAATCAAACTGCGGGACACCGAGTATGACAGCCGGTTTGGTGACCCTAAGATTGATGAGTGGGTACATTCCTTCGCTGAGGTTCGTCAGGCTATTGGTGAGGGTGTACGCAAGCGTCTGTCCATGACCGAAATGGCTGAGGAACGGTTCAACGACTTCGCTAAGCAACTGCTAGGGTTGACTGACCCTCGCTATAAGTGGGACGACGGAAGCCCTATGGGGCCGTCCGCTGAGCGCCTACGGTGGTCTGTGCTCAAGTGCGCTGCGTTGCTAGCGATGCACGATAACTCACCTAAGATCGAGTACCATCATGTACTGCCTGCTATTGCACAGGCCGAACTGTGGTACGACGACCTGACCCTGGCCGTGCAGTCTGTGGCTGCGTCTGACTTCCAGCGTAGCGTGCAAGAGGTAGAGGACTACATTGCCCGAGCACGCAATAACAAGCGCCGGTTCACGGATATCTACAGCCACTTCGCACAGCACCGCACACAAGTGGTCACAGAATGGATAGAGGCGTTGTGCGGTCAGGGTAGGGCTAAGAAAGACAACAAGTACGTGTGGTTGGAATACGAGACGGAGGAAGATGATGCAGGTAATTAACACTTGCGACTACTGCGACGAGCGGGAGGCTACGGCCCTTATCCCGATTGGCTTTACAGACCTTGATGGGCAGTACCGGCCACTGGTGAAGTTCTGGTGCGCTGACCATGACTGCATTCTGACCGATGAGGAAGACCTAGAGGCGAGGGAGGCTATCCTTGAGGGTTTTGGACTATCTTCAGATAGCCTATGAACTGTACCAGCGGGAGGGGCCGGTGTTGCCGCATGAGGCTAAAAGGCTGATCGGCGGGCCGTTCTCACTGAAGCAGATCAGTGATATTACAGGCGTGAGCCAGCGTTGGCTGAAGAACGCTTACAAGGACAATGAGCGCCCTGGCGGCAGGCTCAACCCGGCTACCCTGGGTGACATAATCCACTTGCGTTACCTGACTGATATCGGCGCAAGGCTTGACAGGGGCAGTGTGTGGAAGGTAGTGTCACAAGGTACAAGCACTAAGGTGCTAGCACGTCTGATCGGGAAACGTCCTGGTGAGGTAGAGGCAGTATTGGACCCAAGGAGTGGGAGGGCATGATGGAGGATCACGTCGCTGAGGTGACTGAGCGGGCCGTTAGGCAGCAGGTGAGTGACGACATTATGAACGAAATGAACAGCCAAGGACTACCGCCCAGCCCCGTGTCGAAAGCCTTTCAGTTGGGAATGCACTTTGCCGCCAAGATTGCTGAAGGGAAGAAAGTATGAAATCACCAATTGATCGTGTAGCAGATGAACTCTGGTTTAAGGATGGGTCAGTGGAAGACTTAGTTAACCACCCGAAGCACTATAGTTCGCACCCGTCTGGTGTAGAGTGCATTCAGATCACCCGGCACATGAACTTCAACCTAGGCAATGCCTTTAAATACATCTGGCGTGCTGGGCTGAAGACAGATGATGCAGTACAAGACCTAGAGAAGAGTGTGTGGTACATTCAGGATGAGATTAGACGATTGAAGGGAGAGTATGATGTACACACCGGGAATTGAGGAACTACGCAACGCTTACATCAAGGTAGAGACAGAGCGTGATGAGTTACGCAGACGGCCACTGAGCGACTACGGCGCTGAGTTCGACCGTGCTATGGAAGACATTAGGGAAGAGGCTTTCTACGACGGCTACAACCATGGCAAGAGTGATGGCTAAGGGCAAGAAAGGTGTGTTCTTCCTGAGCGATGAGGCTTTGGAGACATACGTAGCGGAGGTCAAGAGAGAAGCATTGAGGGAACTATGCGGCCACTTGAGCGGGGTAGACAACTCGTACAAGGTGCCCATTAAGGAGGTCATAAAAGCCATTGAAGACTACCGAGATTCTATTTAACACGGAGCAGAAGTTCTCCCCCGTGGCGCGGGAAATCGTAAGTGAGGCAGTTCGCGAGATTTACCCTGACGGCGCACGGATGGTGTTCTCTGAGCCAGACAATGGTGTAATAGGATTCGGCACGAAGGGCAACGGTATGATCCGTTGCCTTTCGCCTGCTCAGATCGCTACGGCACCTAACGCTATCAGCGCTGTACGCCAAGCACTGGTGCTGCACCGTGACGGGCCTCCACCTATCCCGGAACTTGACTACAGGATCATTGACAGCAAGTTTGACTATGCCCGAGCGTTGCATCTGATCGGCACACGGTTCGATGAGCCGGTGACCATCGACATTGAATACGGACCTTGGCCTGACCATCACATGCTGGCTGTGTCCATGACGTGGGGCGATACCGGCATAATGGTATTCCCCGAAGAATTCCTGCAAGGGCCTTGGCTGGAAGTGCTGGCGCACACGATTTCACAGTGCTACTACATCATCGGCCACAACTGGAAGTC